TGAATTACGAGAAGAGCAGTTTAAAAAACATGAAGTCACTTACGAAAACCATGTGGCTCAACTTGGTAAAATCAGAGAGGGTGCTTTGAAGAAGGGTGCCTGGAGTGCTGCTGTAAACGCTGAAACAAATCGTGGAAAGGCAGCAGGACTATACATAGACAGAAAAATAATAAAAACTGGGAAACTAGAAGATATGTCAGAACAAGAACTAGAAGCGAAGATGAAACAAATTTTAGACGACTACGCACAAATTATAGATGTTACCCCAACTTCTGAATCTTCTTTACCCAAGCCCGAGGAATCATCGTCCGATCCCCAAAAGTAATACCATCATCATCTTTATCGTAGCTGGCAAATAACTTAATTGATTTTTTATCTTTAGAATACAACCATCCTTCGTTTACTGGAGTTGCAAGTTTCATCTTGTCAAACTCTTTCTCGTTTGCCCACCCGCTGTCGCTTACGCAATCTATCCACTCGACTCTTACCTTTGGATAAGGCAGGTCGTTTACGCTTGGTGGGTTTACGTTTACTTTTCTTCTTGTCTTTTTTCGTGCCATAGTAATAGTCCGGATTGTGTATCCTATTGAACATATCAAAAAAATTTTCATCAGTCATTAGTGTTCTCACAGATAAATCACCTCATGATGACCAGCCTTACGCGCGCGCGGCGGCACCACAGGTATGGACATTATAAAATGTCCTCTAAACCAAAATATGTCCAGTAAAATGTCCACTAAATTGATCTAGAATTGTTGGTATTGCTACATAATTTTGTAAATGGACATTATTCCACTTTTTTTTCGTGTTTTTTTTCGGTGAGTCTAATTTATCTGTGAGAACTCTATAAGAGTGTCTTTTCGTCATTTGGCTCATAGTATTTCCTTAAAACTGCTAGTTTATCTTCGTTGGCTGCTATAATTTCTAGCTGCTTATCAACTTCTCCGGTAATATCTACGTGCTCTGGTATGACCATATTGTGGTCGTTTATGCAATGTATCTTAAATTTAGCATCTGCTATTGCTGCTTCATATCTCTTTAGAATGGTTCTAAATAGTTTATCGTTCATTTGTAAAATCCTCTGGCCTTATTTCTGCCTTAATTGCCTCTTTCTCGTCAAATTTAAGTTCGTGATACATATCCAACCTTTTTAAAAATTTATGCTTCCACTGCCTTAACTCGTGGTCCTGTATCTTAAACTCTTGGTAATAAAGATCAGGTGTACAAATCATTATCACACCTTGACGAATTTTTGAACCATAAACATAGTCATGCGCCATTGCATACGCAGCAATCTGTAAGAAATAGTCATCGATCCAGTCTTTCTGTTTTGGTCTGTTTGATTGTTTAAAATCGGCGATAGTTTCCATCCCATTGTGCATGCAAACCAAATCAGTTTGGCCTGCATACAGCCCGGGATAATACATAGTCACCTCCGATCCATAGTATTCATCGACCGGTGCGAGTCCTATATCTATAACCTTCTGGGCCATTGATTTTGCCTGCTTGCCTACTTCTGTCAAATCCTCGTAACCTATTCCTTCTATATGTGATTCGAGAAATTTATGCATAGCAGTCCCTCGCATGCTCGATAAATTCTTGATACGTTCAGCTTCTTTCTCTCCTACTTTAGCTTTCCATTTTTTTATAAATTCCTGGTCCTTGGTCCGTGATAGAATAGTCGTGACTGATGGTAACCTGAACCCTGCTACATCATAGATCCGTGTTCCTTGGTCCTCGATTTGTTTACCACTGACATAGTTATATTTATCATTACGTTTTATCTTTCGACCAATGTTCTCGTATTCTAGTAGGTCTTTCTCTTCCATCATAATTTCTTTTTTAATTCTTTCAGGTAGTCCTCTTCTTCTTTACGATTGTGTTCTCTTACAATCGCAGCCTGTTTTCTAAAAGCCCAACTATTAATCCTGCCGGACCAACCCATTATCCATAAATAAAATTTTAACATTATTCTAAATCATCGAACCTGGTAGGTTCGTCCTTCTTTTTTATCACAAAGTTATTTATAATATACCACGCAGCAACAGCACCAATAAATATAGCTATCATACCTACGGCCAACATACCTATTCCAAATTCAAATGTCATTTAAATCTCTCACATTGTTAAGTTTATTTAATTTATTTTGTTCTATCTCATACAGCGGCGCACGCAAAACAAACGACGTACCATCGTCTCGTTCACGTTTATCACCCTGATCAAAGAAGCTTGCCTCGTTTAAAAATTTTTCTTTTTCCAACCAACCACAGATTTGGACCACACCACTTTTTCTATTAATACTTATAAACAATAGTATATCGCTTGGCATATCTTTCTGATACGCAACAAAGTTATGGACGTAGTGATCCTGCATGTAAACATTACGCGCCATTGATTTAATATCTACTTTTTTATTATTAATTAAAATATCAGTATCCAGACAACCGGATGTATACTTGGGTCTTGTAAGTCCAAGCACTCTGTGCAAAGTTAATTCACCAATTAAACCTGTGTATTGTTTTTCATAATTACCATTGAAACCTCTAGATCTGTGACCAAAGTTTGTAGTTTTTAAAACTTCTACAGCGTATCTTCTATCATCATCGTGTATTGGCACCTGTATCATTCTATATTTCCATGCTCATCATTTTTTTATATTCATTTAAATCTACAACTTTACCATTCATGACCTTGGTTCCTTTGTAGTGTTCTATAACTTTAGTAATTTTATCTAGTTTAGTATGGGCGTAGGGAAAAAGCACCATACACACGTAATACGCGTGTCTAAATGTACAACGCCATCGATATTGCATCAAATACTTTGTACCATCTTTACGTTTACCTTTACGTGGTTTCTTGGTCAGCGTACCAACACCCAGCATTTCATGCACGTAACGCAACACAGACTGATCAGTCATAGTTATTTCCATGCTAATCCTCCAACAATACGCTTCTCTATACCCAGGCCCTTTGTGTTTCTTTTTCTTATCAACTCTTCGGACATAATAAATACTACCCTCACCATCAAAAAGACCGGCTATGTATGCAGCATCAGTGTCTTTCACTTGTAAATATCCATCTTAAAGTTGTAGTAGTGGGATCAAACCCATCAAACTCTAATTTAGTGCAACTTGTTAGAAGGACCGTCATCAATAAGATTATCGTCAACTGTCTCATAAAACTCTCCCTCTGAATCGCAGTCCCAGCATTGGTGGACTTCGCTTCTATCTCTAAAATCTACACTTGGGTCACCATCAATCTTTGCAACTCTGACATACCCATTTCCGTGGCATGTATCGCAGATAGTTACTTTGACTCTACCCTTTTTTAATTTTTCCATTTAACTTTTTCGCTTTCTCATTTGCAATCGATTCGATTGTTTTACTTATAGACAACTTGGCGTCGGGCAATATAACCTTCGACAATTTCTCTAAAGTAGAATATGTTTCTTTTGATAGAGAAACATTTTTGTATTTACTCATGTCTGTCATGCGTTTCCTTTCATAATTATTATCGAATATAAAGGTTTATATAGGATTGTCAATGAAAATATTATTAAGTTTAATTATTTGTTCTAGCATGGCGGGCGAATGTATGCCGCCATATCCTTGGCCTGATACGTTTGATACAAAATATGATTGTCTACACTTTGGATATGAAGAATCTATCAGAAAATTAGAGCAGATAGGTCGTGAAGATATCAACAAACACGGCATGTATATTAGGTTTACCTGTACACCTGACTCCAGCATTTGACATTGTGGCAAAAATTTGTTAAGCGTTAGCTTTCTCACCTCAATACCTATCCCCATTTTCCCTCTTTTGGGATAGGTTATTGTGTCAATAAATAAATTGTAATAGCTATTACTTCTATAATTATAATTGTTTCTATCATTTGCAAATACAGCCAAAAAAATATCCACTGCCATCGTTCATCACGTGATAATTAAATGGTGCATCGTGATACGTGGTCAGTTTTAAACGTAGTATGTCACACAAATCAAAGCAATCAACGTTTGAATATATCTTTACGTCCGCCAGCATCTGTT